GGAGAACGACAGACAGTCGTGAGGGGTGGACCAATGCTGTCTATCGAACTTTATCACACTGTGCGCCAGAAACGTACCCCTAAATTTCCACCTTCAATACGTAGTCGGTGTTCCAGCTCCCAGTGTCTATCACAGAATATCTTGTTTACCTGCTTTACTGCTTCATCAGTATTTACGCAGGGTACAAAGATGGAAGAACCGATAGCCATGTTCTCCCAGTTAACTTCTATTGTCACGCCATCAGGCGCTAGGTCATAAGTTCTCAATACCTTCATTGTCAGGATCTACATCAAATTTCATAACTATTGTGTCAGCAGCAGGTAACTGTAGGTTCGTACCCTTAGTTAGCCGTATCTTCTTACGCTTGCCCTCACACTTCTTCATAATCTCGCTAACCAAGTGTGCGTAGTTAATCTGCAACTCACCACACCACTCTTTAAGAGGTTTTGGTTTAACGAAAAAGAGTTTCGTGTCAGTCTCATACCGTGCTACCAACCTACCCCGTGCAATCTGTTCTGGTACCACGTGCTCATCAAGGCCATTACCCTGCATCCCACGATTATCTACTGTGCTTTTAATCTGTATTATATAGCTTATATTTTCAGCAAAGAAGTCACCCATGACATCAGTCACTGATCCAGTCATTTCGTTTAATCCTCGTTTGTTTTGTGAAACAAGGTCGGTAGTTGCCCACTTAAAAACTTTCTGTACATCAAAGTCATGAAGCCCAACCTTTTTAGCAATTAGCAATCCTGATATTGTGGCAGTCATAGTATCTGACCAATAGCGGTTCTCGGAAGTAAGCTGAGCCTTCTCGTCAACACGTTTCTGGATATGTTTTACTATGCGCTTTGTCTCTTCGACGTTATTCATAATCCACTGTATATGAGGTATACCTGCGTGTCCGTAGTTCTCAAATACATTAGCCTTGAACGTGTCTTGTATCTCTTTGTCTTTTACTTCATCAAATATCCTATCCACTCGACACTCAAGAATACGCTGTGCCTCTGCTTTCGGCATAGCTTTACCACGACTTACTGTTTCAATGATGGATGTGTTAGCGGTGTATTGCATTAACAGGTTCCACTCTCTACCTTGATGGCGCTCCACATTGGCACTGGCAGTCATACGTCCTCGTTGTTTACCCGACGTGCCTTGATATACAAGGTCAGACATTTGACGTGGTGTTAAGTTTGTAATTTCGTCAATGCCTGTAGGTAAACTGTGCATCACTTCTGCACGGTTCATCTTGAACGCAACACTATCGGCTTTATCCAAAACAAGTTTCTTTGGGTTGCCCCATATACCTGCCGTGGCGTACATCATCATGGTTTTGCCTGTGCCTGACTCGTTGTTTATGAATGCTACTGCACCGCAATTCTCATTCAAAAACTCCATCAGAGGGCTACCAAAACCCATACCGATTGCGAATTGTTGTAATAAAAACTTATCATCGTTCCATAGTTCCAAGTTTTCACGCCACGCTTCGTACGTACCCTTGGGTTCAAAGTGTGGAAAAAACCCTACCGTCTGATTAGCGGGGGGATTAAATTCTATGTAGTCAGGTTTAACTTTCTGGTTGCCTAGAATAAAGGTATCTAACTTATCGTTAACCCAACCAAACTGGACATGGGCTTCGTCTGCTGTACTGGTGGCTTGTAATTCATCCACCCAACTTAGTGTGTATGACATTAGTTCATCCATCTTTTTAATTGCGACGCCCTGAGACGAAAGTTTCTTTCGGAACTCTTCGCTTGACGTGACTGAACTCATCGGCAATGTAAATTCTTGCACCCCGTCTCGGGGAAGGTGTAGACGCATAACCAACGACTCGCCCAATTCGGGGTCCTTGATTCGTTTAATAACATATAAGTCGTTATGGTATATTCGCTTCTCGTCTATATCGCCGTCTTCGTTGGTGGTACGTATATAAACACCGCCGTTACTACCGCGCACATACGGTGGTGGATACTTAGGTATAACATAAGTAGGCGTGTCCTCTTCAAGGCTTTCCGCTACATAATTTCCCTCATCATCAATCTCAGCCTCACGTAACTTCTTACCTAACACAATAGGAGACTTGATTACACCCCATTGGGGGCAATCTCTACAGATGTCGGGGTTGTATTCGTCAAAGCGTGCGCATGTATAAGGCCCTTTTATTCGCTCCACCTTACGTTTCGTATCGTCTGGTGTGTAGTCAAGATGTCCTTTGGATATGAGGTGTATTGCTTTCTCCCCATCGGTGCAGAACTTAGCAATAGATAGCCCTGCCCTCCACAATGGTTCGCTCATAGTCTCTTGGTTTCGGACTATGTATTTAAGCTGTTCACATCCTTCACCCTTCTGGGTCTTAATAAGTATGTCTTTAAACTTGTTTTCCTGATTACCCATCAGGTTTTGCATGGTCGCGCTTAGTTCCCTTGGTATGCTTTTTGTAGGAACTAGCATTGGCTCAGACCCAAGCAACTCTGAAAACTTATCAAAGTCTACCGTCTCGAACTTGGCGGTAAGGCCAAAGAACCCTACGTCTGACGGGGGGTTGGTCTTGTAGTTATGTGTGTGAGGAACTCTCAACACACGTGCCGCATCTGAGGTTACTGCCGGATCAGCGTAAAAGTTTTGCTGTGCACATAACCTTTTAAGCCGCTCCGCTACAGGCAACCAATCATCTAAGCACACCGATTCTGATAAGAACCAGTAAGTATGGATGCCTCTCCCCGAATTGACCATCGTTGGTTTCGGTAGTTTGTTGCGCTTACAGAAATGTCTTAATGCCTGTATAGCCTGTTCTTGATTTAAAAATTCTTTGCTCGGACCACAATCCAGATCGAGGAAGAAAGAGTTTAATCTCTTTACGTTATCGACTTTACGTGAACCTGCCTTATCAAACGTAGCCAGTCCATAATAAGCATCGTATCCTTCTTTATCATAATTGTGGGCGGCATCGACAACGGCATCTATCGTGTCATAGAACTTCTGTGCTTTACGTTCGTCACTTGATCGTGCCGCAAACACACAGTAATAGCCACCACTACTTAGTGACTTCGATAAAAATGTTTTTGTCTCCATTGGTCCACCCATTGCCTAAACCGTCGCGATGAGGGCATTTTCCCTCACCGCGACGTAGTTCGATTACTTTGATTACATGTTTAGTCCTCGTCATCCCAGTCATCAATAATCGAACTTAAATCACTGTCATCCGTAGGCGGTGCAGATGCAGTCTTCTTTACAACTGTAGGTTCCTCAACAACTTCTTCTACAACTTCTTCTTCAACCCCTGCTGTAAACGGGTTATCCTTCTTAGAGTTGTACCCGTCTTCGGTACTAAATGGGTTTAATTGCTTACGCTCTGCAAGTTTTAGAACCTGCACTGCTTGCAGTCTTAGGGAACAACCGTCACCCATTGAACCGCTGTAAGGAATACCCTTGACTGCTATGTTCATGATACTACCGCTTGTCAATTGAAAATCATCAGGTAGTTCATTATTCTTTGCATCAAACTGCGAGGGCTTCGTAGTCTTAGTGTTATTGTATGCGCCCTTCAAGTTAGCCTTATGAGACCACATCCCATTATCTGTTTTCTTAAATGGGTTTTTGATCTTAGGCCAATTCTTTTTCTTTCCCTTGGCATAAGTTGTTTCCATGTATGTCCACAACGCCTTGGCTGTTGCATCGTCCATGGCGAAATTTACTGAATACTCAGCACCATCATCTGTTGGTCCACACGGTACGGAGCGTTGTTCCGTAGTATCGTATCTGTATGTCTTATCCAGTTTAGGGTACATGGCGGTTATTTTTTTAACTATGTATTGCTCAGACATAAAAGTCTCCTTAATTTGCATTTGCGTCATAGACAAACCCGTCTACTTCCGCAAAGATTGACCCCTTTGGGGGCGTTGAAATTGACATTGTTATGGCCTCTTTAGCTTCTTGGCTATCAGCCATTGAAGCCGCAAGACCTACTTCTTCTTCCCTAAGAGGGCGTACTGACTTGAAAAATAGCTTGGGTACCATACTCCCCCGATCAAATGCACATTCGGTAATCACGGATAAAGCAGGTGTGTTATGAGAACTTAGGTACTGCGCATAGGCTTGCATAGGCATCTTACCTTCCTTCGCTTTACCGAACAACGATGTTGCAGGTAGTTGCAGTTGATACACTTTTGTAAAGTCGTTCTCCATTACCACGGCTATCCGCTGTGCAAAACGACACGCACGTGACATACCTGACCCTGACCCCTTAATATTTTGAGGACAGTCCATACAACGGTAGGCTTGGCGATCTTCTTGCTTTACCTCTGGTGCAGGTGCACTAGTATCTGCTGACCAACACTTAGGACTTGTAGGGTTACTCGCATCATAGTTACCTGCGTAGTAAGACCTAGAAATCTTAGCGGCGTTCAAGATGACCACATTAAGAGTGTCATCATACATGGTACCTTGTTCACCGTTAACATATTCACGGAACTTACTACCGCTAATGCTAATACGACGGCGTTCACCTACGTTTTGCATCTGCTTCTCCTCACAAGTCCTCGTCAATGTCGATTGCTGCCGTGGTAGCCACTGCGGGTAATTCACCAACTTGCGTATCTACATATGTAGACGTAGTGTCAGTAGATTTGGCGTTATCTTTCTTGGTTAGAGCGACAGACACATCAGTAACAGAGAAACGGTATGTGTTTCCTACTTTAATGTATGTGTCTTTAGGTATGTGTCCTTGGCGAACCCATGCGCGTATGGTCGAAACCGATACGGAAAAGTGCTTAGCCAAATCTTCTATTGGTACAAAAGGGCCATTCATCATTTTTTCCTCACAGAAATTATATATTCAGAGTCTACGTTAAGTCCTTTAGGGACAGTCTCAGGGTTTTCTTCAAGGAAAGTTCTTACGTTGGTTTGATTTAACCGCTTTTCCAGAAACTCAGGTACGTCATGCTCCATAACAAATTTGTGCATGGCTTCCCAATCACTGGTCCAATAGCGAGTCTTCACCGAACGGTAAAAAAGTCCCTCTGAAGTCTTTACGCTCTCAAGCCCCTGCTCTTTGCAGTAGTCGAGTAGCGCGGTTTTGACCTTATCCAGTTTCTGGTTAAGGTCTTCTTCTTGTCTCTTAAAGTCCGATGAAAGCTGTGCTTTCTTGTCTCGGATTTTTAAGTAAACACGCGTTAGCTTTTCAGCTAACTTCTTGTCCTCACTCATTTTTAGTTCTCCCAATCGCACGACAAAATATGTCGGGAGATTCACTCTACTATCGTATAATACCTTAGTCAAGTAATTCTTTGTAAAGATCAATCATTTTTGTGTGTACGTCTATTCTGTTGTCTAATAGTGTGTAAACACGTTTCTCTACGGCTGAACCTTGGAGCTGTACGAC